GTACTGGTTTCGATTTTAAGAAAATAAATTGAAATGCAAGTGGAGGTTGAATCGAGGACTCCTTAAAAAGTTTCACTTATATTAACTGCCAAAACAGCAAAATATAAAGGTCATATCTCCGCAAGAGCTTCTCTTGTTGAATTGACCGATTCTGTAGCCTAAAGTCTACAGCGTGATATCCACGACGCATCTACTGGAATATTGCGTAATTAGATGTTTGAGTATAAATAGTTTTTTTATTCTTTTTATATTCAATATCCAAAATAAAATCGCTAAGTATGTTTGTTGCTTATCTATACAAAGCTAAAAATAAAAACAACTAAACTTGTAGTATTTTAATTTAGATTTTTAAAAGACAGAGGTTCAATTCCTCTCGGGTCCAAGTAAACGAATCCATTCAGCTCCAATTTTATAGTGAAATCAAAAAGAAATAAAACAAGATTAGACCAATATAGTCCATTTAAATACTCTTTAAATAAAGCTAGATCAAGAAGTAAATCTAGAGGTGAAGTTACAGATTTAACACTTGAATATTTAAAAGAGATTTGGGAAACTCAAAAAGGATTATGTCCATATACTAATATTAAAATGGAAATGCCAAGAAGCTCTCAAGATGAGGACATCAAGAAAAGTCCAACCAAATTAAGCCTTGATAGAATTGATCCAAATATAGGTTATGTTAAAGGTAATGTTGAATTTGTGTGTTATTGTGTGAACGTTATGAAAAATGACTTCTCCAAACAAAAATAATAGGTTTTATAAATTTAATTAATAAATAGTGTATATACTTATATGAGTTTAACTAACCAAGGTGATAAAGATTATCATATTTACGAAATAAATGAAAATAAAATAACTAGCATAGGAATTCCAACTATGGATAATTGCAATGACGATCCTGATGATAAATTAGGTCAAAGCTATGATTGCGGAGCTGCTATAAGAAAAAACTTTGAAGAAGAAGACGGTACAACTGTAACCGTAGATCCCGTCACTAAGAAACAAACAAATTGCGGACAAGATTTACAGTCAACTTTAATGTGGCAAGAACAGAATCAAATTTTGAAAATAACAAATCCTATAAATGGAAATCCAACTTGGGATTATGAGTATATCATAAAAAATCAACCCAACTCCCCCGCTACAAGTGGATCACCAAAAAAATCAGTAGCTTATTGGATAAATCAACGTTTTGGTCAAGGATTTCCTTATCCAAAATTACAACAATCACATGTAGAACGGATTGCTGAAGATTATTTATTGATTGGAGATAAAAATAAAAATTTAATTAATGAAAGAGGACGACAACTTTTACTTAAAAAAGTAGGAATGAATAGCCATATATATAAATCTTATGATTTTTTATATCAAAATGTACTTAGAATTTATGGACTTAAAAAATTACCAAAATTTGGAAATAATGTAGTAGAATATAAATTAAAAAGTCAAATATGGCTAAGACCATTTTTGATTTCAACAACAAAAGGAATTAATAGAATAAATCTTAAAGTAATAGCAAATGGCAAAGAAGAACCTATTTGTGCTAAAAATATTATTTTTTATAGCAAATCAGCACAAAATTCAGTAGGTATAGGAGGATCATCTTTTAATGTTAGAATAGACTATTTAATACAACCTTCAGATTTTGATGATATAGCAGGTAAAATAAGAGATACAATACCTTTAACTGTTGCAGCCTGGGAAACTTGGAAAAGTAATCTTGCAGCAGAACTTAATAATGTATTCCAAGGCGGAGGAAAATTTCAACTACCTCCTTATATAGAACCAGATAAATCATGTGCATTTTACGCTGGACTTAGCAGCACTACACCAGGAGCAATTTTCGTAGGCTCAAAGGTAACAGTTGGAAATGGGAATCCAGATGAGGCTTTAGCTCTTAAATATGAGGCAACATATATAACTGTTAATCCAGAGAATGTAGCGTCATGCACCCCACAAGTTCAAGCCAGAAGAGCTGCAGACAAACAGCGTACTCAATTATTTTCAGCATATTTTAAAAACCAAGCAGCGGATCTTAAAGCAGCAGTAGGAGCATCAATACCAGCCTCCGCAACCACAGATACACAAATAGATTTAACAAAACCAATAAATACAGAGAAAACTGGAAGAGACGGAGTAATCGAAGCGAACGATAATCAAAATAATAAAGGCGAAACAACTGGTACAGTCGTAAATCAAGTAGAAATAATACTTAATTAATAATTTTGATTTTATATTTTTTAAATATATAATATCTTATTGAATATACTTTGGCCAGATATACATTTAAATTTAACTAAAAATATAGCAAAAGCATTATACAAGCTTGGCCATACTTTAATTTTACCAAGTAATGAATATATTCCAACAAGTTTTCCACCTAAAGAATTCAATCAATGGGTATGGAATGCCTCTTGGACTCAAGAAAAAGCAGATGTAGAATTTCAACATAAAAATGTAAAAGTTTTAAATAAACAAGAAATATTAGATCTTAAACCAGAAATAATATTCATAACAAGCTTTGAAAGTCAATTTGAAATTTTAAATGAAATTTGGCCACACTTAAAAGATAATAGTAAACTAGCTTGTTATAGTGGCAATGATTATTGGGATGGAGCTTATCCATTTTATATTATTAAAAATTATCTTTGTGCAGATTATGTTGGATATCATCTAGCAAATAAATATAAAGTAAATCATCTTTATTATAAGCCTTGGGTTGATTATGACAGATGCACTTTTGATGGACCAGCAGATGGCAATATAATTGGTATTTATATTTCAGAATATGAAAAGAATTTTAATCAAGAGTACAACATGAGCAAAGCTCTACAGCAAATTACTCCATATATAGATTATCATTACCATACTAATAGCTCTCAAGAAGAATTAACCAAAACTTTAAAATCAAGCATAGCGACTCAACACATGAAACATCTTGAAGGATACGGCATAGCAGTAATTGAAAGTATGGCATGCGGTAAACCAGTATTTATGCATCGTAAAATGGCGCAAAATAAAAGCTTAATGAACTGGAGCATCGAAAATGTAACAACTTTATTTTTTGAAACTGAATATGAGTATATTGCTAAATTAAAAGCTCTATATGAAAGCAAAGATTATAGATATTTTCTACAATATACAACTGCTAGCGCTATAAGGCAAATCATCGATAATAACAAAGAAACCGAAAAGCTTGGACATTTTCTTAATAATCTAGTATAATCTTTAAATTATGAAAATTTGGCTCTGTGGAATAACTCAAGACGAGAAGCAGAACATTGACGATATGACCAAAGACATATATCAATATTTTGATGGGTTAATTTTTGTAGACGGTGGCTCAACAGATGGCACGTTACAAATATTAAATGCAAGAAAAGGTCAAGGAAAAATCGTAAATAGAGAGTGGTCAAATGACCACGATCTTCAAATGAACAGCTTTTTAAGAGCAAATGTAATGAAAAATGGCGACTGGTTTATTATTCGGGATAGTTGCGAAAGATTAGATTTAGATTGGGCAAAAAATTTACGTAATTTTATAGAAAATTTTCTAGAAAAGAATAAAATCAACACTTGTTTTGACAGACAAAAAGCTTTTCTAGTTAAGTATTTTGATGATATGGTATTCCAAGGAAGTCCACATTGGGGTCTTCAAGGAATGCGAGGTGGATATATTGACCTTTATGAATATTACGCTAAAAATCAAAAGATATTTGGATGGGAAGAAAGACCATCCCAAAGAAAACATTATATAGATAGCGATATGAAGTATTACTTTGTTTATGGAAGATCAAACCACTGTGTCCTTCATTATTATGATAATGGAAAAACTCCAGAAAGATATCAACAACAAGAAGAGATTAGGCAAACATTCAGAAGGCATTGTGAAACTTTAGGAATAAAGTTTAACCTAGATTCATTAAAAGAATATTGGAGAAATAATGCAATTGATGAAAAAATGAAATTTTTTATTAATAATGAAAGACTAATAAGAAGATTTTATAGATTAAATATACTCAATGAAAGTATAGAATCTATAGATAAAAACGAACAATGGAGAATATAAAAAATGCAACACTTTTATGAAAATATACATGGGTGGTTTGATTATCCAGATTTATACAGACATTATATTAATAATGCAAAAGATAATTTCAAATCAATAGAAATTGGAGTTTATAAAGGCAGAAGCACAGCTTTTATGGGAGTAGAAATTATTAACAGTAATAAAAAATTAACTCATTACGCGTTGGATCATTTTTATGGTAATCATGAACATAGAGAAGAGGGTAATTCAGCTTATACTCCAGAAGCAATTGATGGTACATTGTATAATCTTTTTTTAAAAAACATAGAACCCGTAAAAGATGTTATTGTTCCAATTAATAAAGACTCAAGAGAAGCGCACAAAGATTTTGAAGATGATTTCTTTGATTTAATTTTTATAGATGGACACCATGGATATGAAGAATGTTTAACAGATATGAAATTATGGTATCCAAAATTAAAGAAAAATGGAATCTTTGCTGGGCACGACTTATGGTGCGAATCTGTTTCAAAAGCAGTCAATGAATTCCTACATGGAGATTCTAAATCTTTTTCTGGATGCTGGTTTCATATTAAAAAATAAATGAAAGTTGTCGACTCTTTCATGTTTTTTAATGAAATAGACTTGGCATACCTAAGAATTAAAGAACTTTATGATACAGTAGATTACTTTGTAATTAACGAGCTTTCTACTACGCATAAAGGAATAGCAAAAGAGTCTATTTTTTGGAAAGATAAAAGGCTAGAGAGCTTCAAAGATAAAATAAAATACACATTTATAGATGTAGATTATAGATATAATCAATTATTTGATATCAATTTTAAAGACTCCTCGCATTTTATTGGTAGTTGGGCAGAGCACGAACAAAGACTCAGACTAATGGATCAAATAAATGAATTGAACTTATCTGACGAAGATATTGTACTCTTTTCAGATTGCGATGAAATTCCAAATAAAAATAAGTTTAATGAATTAGAGAATTATGATCTTGTGGCACTAAATCAAATGTTTTTTGTTCATTATATTAATCTTTATACTAATAAAAATGTAACTGGAACCATAGCAGTTAAGTATGGTAAAATTAAAGAAATAAATAAAAATAATTATAATTTAGGACTTCAAATCTTAAGGCGAAATAAAGATTATATCCCGAGGCTAGAAGACGGTGGATGGCATTATTCTTATATGGGTGGACCTAAAACCATGAGCGAAAAAGTTATTTCTATTTACGAAGGTAATCCAGACTCCCCATTAAAAGATGAAAACAAATGCAAAGAGTTTATTGATCAAACAATCAAAGACAATAAAAGTCCCTTTTCCGATATGCCCCTTCAAATATTAGATTTTAACAATAAAAACTTATTCTTAACATTTACTACTGCAAAGGCTGGACAATGGGTAAAAGATGCTTCATTATGCCAAGCATTTCCAGAGAGTATAAATAAAGTAGAATTTAATAGTTTAATTTTGTAAAATAAACGGTCTTTATGAAAATAAATTTTTTAATTTTAACCTGGGGAGAAGATCTAGATAGAGCTCAAAATTTTAAATTCTGTTTAAATAGACTTAAAAAGTTATGCAATTTTTTAAATTTAAATAATATACAAACATCAATATATCCATTTTGTTTTGGTAGCGTTAAACTAACTGACGACAGTTATCATTCAAATTTATCTGAATTAAAATATCATAAATCTTTTAAAATAAACTATGCAATTAAAAAAATGATAAATAATAATGATTTTGCAGATACGTTTTGTCTTGTGGACTGCGATGTTTTTCTTTTAGAAGAAACTTTTTTAAATTTTTTAGATTATATTAAAAATACCAATTTTCAAAAAAAATACCTAGCAAGCAGATGGCTAGACACATCCTCTAGAGAAGATTTTGATTTCGAAAATAATACTATAAAAAACAATTTAAAAATAGCGCAAATCAGAGGGAGTGATGCTGGAGGTCTTTTTCTTGTAGATTTTAATATTTTATTAAAAATAGGCGGTTTTGATGAAAGATATGTTGTATGGGGAGCAGAAGACGATGATGTATCTAAAAGGTTAGAAAGATATGGTTTAGAAAAAGAGCATGTAAAATTCTATCCAATACATATAAAACATGAAAGACTAGACACAGAAAATAAGAATAGTCCAGTTAATAATAACGAAAAAACATACTATCTTAATCAAATAAAGATTTGTAATGAGGATCAATCAATAGTAAGACCAACTATTTTAAATAATTATTATGTTGGATAATATAAAAATTAAATTCAATTGCAATTGGACAAACGATAAGTCTATTTATGATAGAGTTATTTCAAATTATATTGGATATGAAACGCCAGAAATAACATATAAAGATGATTATACACATTTAGTTGTTTTTAATAAAATTACTTGTGAACAAAAGTGTTCAAAAGAAAATACTCTTGCATTCATAATGGAACCAAGTTGGTCAGAAAATTGGGATAGAAATTTGGGGTTATATTCAGATAAAATATTTTTTCATGACCTATCTTTAATAAAAGACAAGGTTTGTAATATAAATAAATATATAGAACACCCAAGCTGCATGTTATATCACATGTTATATTCAGATAATATTAATTATTTTTTAAATAAAAAATTTAAAAAAACACACGATCTTAGTTTTGTTGTAAGTTTTTCACCAAACAATAAAAGTTATTTATATGGTTTAAGAACAAAACTAGCTTTAGATTTATTGGCAACAAATTTAGATTTTCATATTTATGGTAATAATTGGCCAATTTTAGATCAAAGAATAAAAGGCCCAATTTTCAATAAAAAAGATGGATTAATTAATTATAAATATTCAATAGCCGTAGAAAATAGTAGAGAGAAAAATTATATTACAGAAAAATTCATAGACTGTTTTCTTTGCGATACTATACCAATATATTATGGATGCCCAAATATTAAGCAGGTATATCCAGAAGAATTTTTTATAGAATTACCAGATTTAAACATTAATTCAATATTAAATATTATTGATAAAAAAAATCATGATTTAAATATACTCAAAAATATATATTTTAAAAAGTTTAATATTTTCAATATAACAAAAGAACAGATTATATGAAGTACTCAATAGGAATCGTATCATTCAATAAAAGGTATGAAAGTTATTTCAAACCATTAATTAAATTTATTAAAGATAATTCAGATTTAGAAGTAATAGTCTGTATAAATGGTTCACTTAGAGAAGATTTTGATCAAAAATACAGAAAAGAACTACTTAATTTTTTAGCAGAATACGATAAGGTATATCCGATGATATTCACATCTTTCAGATCTCTCAGTAAATTATGGAACAATTTAATTATCAATTCAACAAATGATAATATTTTAATACTAAATGACGATGTAAAAATATCAGATAAGAAATTTTTTGAAGATGTAGAAGAAAATATTAATAATGATTTATTTACTATAAATGGAAGCTGGTCTCATTTCGTAGCAAACAAAACTCAAATGTTAGAATTAGGTTTTTTTGATGAAAGACTACTTGGAGTAGGAGAGGAAGATGGAGACATGGTATTTAGATACATAAATAGATATCAACAAAGACCAAAAAATATTATTTCACAAAATTTACTCAATATATCCTCTAATGAAAATCAAGATAATATGAAAAAAGGTATAGGAAAATATTCTTTATTTAACAGATCATTTATGTTTAACCATAAATACACTATGAATCCTAATGGTATAAAAGGAATGTTTGATTATCCAGTAACTCAAAATATACCAGACGCAAATTTATATCCATATGAAAAATTCTATCTTGATAATATAGATAATTTATGAAAAAATTAAATTATTATATTGTATATCATTCTACAGTAGAAGAATCCTTTTCAGATTCTATACCTAATGATATAAAAGTTTTTACAAAAGTAGGCTCTGGAAAATCTAAAATTAAAAAAGAATTGCAAAAACTAGAGCTAATTTATTTGCCTAATTACTTTGAATTACCTCAAAGCTACGCAGAAGGAGAAGCTTTATTTAATTTATTTATAAATCCCCAAATTTACTCTCAGTCTGAATATATAGGATTTGGTCAATACGACATGCAATTCTTAACTCCATATAAAGATTTTGAAAAACATATACAACCAAATAATATCTTAGGTTTTGAATATTCTACGCTAAGCAAAGATTACGATCAGAGAATATTAATGGATTTAAATCAAAGAAATAAGCTATGTGGAGAAGGATACAATTGCTATAACCAAATAATAAAAGATTATAATTTCTTTTTTAAAACAAAACATAAACTTGAAGAACATTGGCATAAAGAAATCGCTCTATGCTCTTCTTTTATTGTCAAAACTGAAATATATACAAAATTAATGAATTGGGTTTCGTCCGTAATACTTTCAAATAAATTAAATTGGTTTGACGAAAGCAATCAATATAGAATACAAGCTGGTCTTCTTGAAAGGTATATAGCTTTGTTCTTTGCGCTAGAAAATTTAAATTATATAAGGGTTCCGATTATTCACCATGGGACATCGCAGTTTAAAGATTATATTAATAAAAAATATATTGAAATAAACAATAAAATCAACTATCATTAATATTAAAACAAAATGAAAACACTAAAAGAAATATACCAAAATTATACGACTCCAGAAGGAGATGGCGACAAAGGCACTGCTCATTCATATATAGAAATATATGAAAGAATTTTTAATTCTCGAAGAGAAAATATAAGTTTATTAGAGATAGGAGTATCAAAAGGGTATTCTCTTATGCTGTGGAAAGACTTTTTTATTAACTCTAAGATAATTGGCCTAGATATAAACCTTTCAAATCTTATATTTAGACCAGACGGATTTGAAGTTTATCAAGTGGACGCTACAAATAAGATAGAATTAGACGATGTCTTAAAAAATAAAACATTTGATTTTATAATAGACGATGGTTCTCATTTATTAGAGCACCAAATAGCTTCATTTAATATTCTTTTTCCAAGGCTAAAAGATCAAGGTATTTATTTTATAGAAGATATAGTAAACATTGATGAAAGCAAGATTGTAGTCTCTAATTTAAATCCAAATCTTCAAATATACGATTTAAGAAATAAAAAAGGAAGAGTTGATGATGTATTGGCGATCATAACTAAATGAAGAAAATTTTAATAACTGGTGGAGCAGGTATGATTGGTAGTGTTTTATCTAGGTATTTTTTAGATAAAAAATATATTGTTATATCTTTAGATAATTTAAGTGGGGGCTTTAAAGAAAATATCCCAGATAATGTTAAATTTTATTTAAATGATATTTGCGATTCTAATGCTATAAATAAAATATTTGAAATAGAAAAACCAGACTACGTCATTCATTGCGCTGCCTACGCAGCAGAGATATTAAGTCCATTTATAAGAAAATATAATTATGAAAATAATCTTATAGGATCAATCAATATTATAAATGCTTGTATAAATTATAATGTCAAAAAACTTATTAACTTTTCTAGCTTTGCTACCTATGGAGATGGTAATCCTCCATTCAAAGAAGAGGATCAAAGAAATCCAAAAGACCCTTACGGAATAGCAAAACTAGCAATTGAAATGGATTTAAAAGAAGCTTACGAACATTTTGGATTAAAGTATTCTACAATATTACCGCATAATGTTGTATCAAAATATCAAAATTATTGGGATAAATATAGAAACGCTATAGCGATTTGGATAAGACAAGCCTCACTTGGTGAAGATATTACGATCTTTGGGGATGGTCTACAAACCAGAGCTTTTTCTGATTGCAAATTTTTATGCGATCCAATAGAAAAATTACTGACGGAACATGACAATCATTTTTTTAATATAGGGTCAGATTCACCAATAACCATAAAAGATGCTGCAGAATTAGTTTTAAGGGTAGGGAAAAAATTTGGATTCGATAAATCAAAAATTATCTTTCTTGAAAAAAGAAGAGAAGTCGTGCATGCATTTTGTGATCATCAAAAAGCTAAAGACTTATTAAAATTTGAAGACGATACTGATTTAGAAAAGCTTATAATTGAAATGTATGAATATTACATTCAATTCCCAAATAAAAAAGTAGAATCTATGAACTACGAAATAGATAAGAATATCTATTCTTTTTGGAAAAAATAAATTATTATTTTATATTATATTAATGAATATTAATGGATTAACTTTTTTAGATTTAGATAACGTAACAATTGTTTCGGTTGCGGGAGTCAGAAGCAAAGAAGCCTTAAAAGCGATTGAGTATTCTACAAGAAATATTCATTTTAAAAGTTGCAAATTATTAACCCCAGAAACATTAGATTGCTCAAACGTAGAAATTATAAAAATAAATCCAATCAACTACGAACAGTATAATAAATTTATTATATATGATTTATACAAATATATAGATACAGATTATGCGCTTATTATTCAAGATGATGGATTCATTATTAATCCAGAATGTTGGACAAATGATTTTTTGAAGTATGATTATATAGGCGCGCCATGGCCTCTACCATCAGATCATTGGTCTTTTAGAGATATATTTGGAAATATTATTAGAGTAGGAAATGGGGGATTCTCATTTAGATCAAAAAAATTATTATCTGTTGCTAGCAACAGAGGTATTCCATGGAAGGAATACTATGGCATGTATAATGAAGACACATTTATAACTTGTCATAATAGACACATTTACGAAGAAGAGGGGTGTAAATTTGCTCCTCTAGAGATTGCTGTTAATTTTTCAAAAGAATTAGAGATTAGTGAAAATGCAAATGTAAAAACTTTTGGTATACACGGCGCACAAAGAACAATTGATTTCTATAAGAATTTGTTATAATATATAAACATGAACCCGAACCTTAAGGAAACGTACTATGGTAAAAAGATAGACACCTCTAATATTCTTAATATTGAGGATGCTAGCAGGATAATAAATGGAAAGAAAACAATAGTAATAACTGGGGTAACTGGTCAAGATGGAAGTCATATGGTTGATTTTTTACTTAAAAATACAGATTACCTTATTTTTGGTGGAGTAAGAAGATTGAGCGTATATAACCATGAAAATGTTAAACATATTAAATCTGATAGATTTCATCTTATTAATTTTGACTTAACTGATTCACATGCTATTTCTAGAACCGTAGAAAAGCTTCAACCAGATTATTTTATTAATTTTGCGGCTCAGAGCTTTGTTGCTAGCAGCTGGGATTTTGCTCGCCAGACTTGGCAAACTAATTCTACAGCAGTTCTTGACATTTTAGAAGCCATAAGACTTTATAAACCATCTTGTAGACTTTATCAAGCTGGTTCAAGTGAAGAATTTGGAAATGTACAATATACTCCACAAGATGAAAATCATCCATTAAAGCCAAGAAGTCCATATGGAGCAAGCAAAGCCGCCTCTAGACAATTAGTTAAAGTATATAGGGATTCTTACAATATTTACGCTATTCAAGGTTGGCTTTTTAATCATGAAGGTACAAGAAGAGGCGAAGAATTCGTTACTAGAAAAATTACAAAAAATGTAGCAAGAATTAGTAACGCAATTAAAAGTAATCAAGAATTTAAGCCGCTTGAATTAGGAAATATAGAAGCGAAAAGAGATTGGAGCGATGCAGAAGATTTTATAGAAGGTGTTTGGATGATGCTAAACCAAGACGAATATAATAATAATTACGATGGGGTACCAAAAGAATATGTTTTCTCTTCAAATGAAACGCATACAATTAAAGAATTTGCAGAAAAAGCTTTTGCTTGTGCTGGAATTATTGGCGAATGGATTGGTGAAAAAGAACATGAAGTATATATATCTAAAGACAAGAAAATATTAATTCAAATTAATCCAAAATTTTATAGACCAGCAGAAGTAGAACTTCTTCTTGGTGACTCTAGCAAAGCTAGAAAAGAATTAAATTGGCAACCAAAAATTTCATTTGACAAATTAATAGAGAAGATGGTAATATGGGATATTGAAAATCTCAAATCATAAGCTTTGTCAATTAATAGTCAAGAAATTTGTAAAAGGAAATATTAATTGGCCAAGAGAGATTAAAATAGCTCAAAGATTAGTTAAAAGATTTAATTCTTTTGATTTTTGGGATAATCTTAAAGAATTAGGAAGTCCACCTCCTTCATTAGCTTGGTTTCTTAAATCAGAAGGAAAAGCCTTTATTCTAAGAGAATATGAAAGTTTTAATTTAAATTTAAATACAGAAATAATAAAATTAGAAGATAATAAAGTTCAAGATGATAAAAAGATTTGCAAAAAACCTAAAAGCTTGATAGAATTTATAAGATATGGCAAAAAAATCTAAAGAAGACATTATTGAATCATCTGGTCCAAGCGCATCAGATAGACTATTATCCTTTTTAAAGGAAAACAAAGAAGATCATTACAATTTTGAAGATGAGGTATACTATAAAGTATCAACTGGTAGTTTAAACCTGGATATCGCTACAAGCGGTGGTTTGTGCCCAGGTTTACATAGATTTATTGGTATGAATGAAGGCGGTAAGACTTCAGAAGCACTTGAAGTAACCAAGAACTTTCTTAAAACTGTAGATAATTCTAGAGCTTTGCTTTTTAAAGCAGAAGGAAGATTAAGCAAAGAAATTAAAGATCGTTCTGGTATTAAGTTTGTAACCGACGCTAAAGAATGGATTGATGGAACTTGTTTTGTATTTGAATGTAATATTTTTGAAACAGTTTCTGAATTGATGAAAGATCTCATTCAATCAAATGATGAAAATAAAAGATATATATTTATTCTTGATTCAGTTGACGGCTTGATGACGAAAGGCGATTCTCAAAAGAGCATGACCGAAGCAACAAAGGTTGCTGGTGGAGCAGTTATATCTTCAATGTTGATGAAGAAGATCTCTCTTGCGCTTTCTAAACGTGGTCATATGGCAATCTTTATTAGTCAAGTTCGATCTGATATTAAGCTTGATCCTTATGCAGCAAACAAGGATATTCGTCAAACTACTGCAACTGGCGGAAATGCATTATTGCATTTTGCTAATTGGATTCTTGAATTTGAACCAAAGTTTAACAAGGATCTTATTCTTGAAAAACCAAATGAAAAATACGATCAAGTTAAGAACAAGATTATTGGACACAATGTTAAGATTGTGATTAAAAAATCTACAAATGAATCTACAAACTCTAAGATTCAATATCCAATTAAATATGGTCGCAAAGACGGCTCTTCAGTTTGGAGAGAATATGAGATCATTGATCAAATCTTATCTTGGGAATTTGCAACAGCAAAAGGAGCATGGGTTACTTTTTCTGACGAAATCATTGATGAACTTAAAAAAGTAAATCTAGAGCTTAAGAAGCAACACCAAGGAATAGACAATCTAAGATCTTATCTAGAAGAAAATAAACAAATCGTAGATTATTTTTATAACAAATTTATTAATACTCTTGCATCATGAGATTATTAAATATTAACGGGAAGCTCGTTAATAAGAATGTAACAAATTACGAAATACATTGGGATGCAAAATCTAGAAGCAAATTGCAATTTAAATTCAAGCAATTCTTTTATCCTTATTGGAAAAATCATATTGTCTATGAAGAGTTTCCAGTTTATGGAAGCATGCTTAAAGTAGATTTATTAAATGCAACAAAAAAGATAGCAGTTGAGATACAAGGGAATCAACATGAGAGCTTTAATAAATTCTTTCATGATAATTCTAGATTAAAATATCTTCAAAGTATAAAAAGAGATGTTAAAAAAGAAAAGTGGCTAGAAATGAATGGGTTTAAATTCCTAGAACTCTACCAAAATGATTTAAAAAATTTATCACCACAATATATAGAAGAAAAGTGCGGAATATTAATTATTTAAGTGTAAAATTTTGTGGTGACAAATAAGAAAAAATTCAATTTTCCAGCATCTCTTTTAAAACAAATTGATGAATGTAGTTTCGGCGGATATATACTTTTTAATTTTTCAAGTAAAGGTGAACCCCAAGTATATACAAAGTTTGATAATCAAATAAATGCTATGGCTCTTTTATATTATTTAAATACATGGGGGCAAAGCATAGATCAACTAAATTTAGAAGCAACCACAGACCTAATCGCCAGAAAAAACGAGAACGAAGATTCAGAAGAAGAACAAGATTAAAACTTGACTTTTAATTTCTAGTTTGGTATCATATATAAAGGATGATTTATTCTTTACAAGTAGAAAGACACGTATTAAGCGGT